TCCTTAACCGGATCAACTTGAGGCATGTTAACACCCTCGAACGCGCATTTTGAAAATGCATTAAGAATGATATAATTACCATTTAATCGCGCCGTAATGTAACCATTGGCGATTAACAACCCTTTTAAAATGTTCATTTCTAACCAAAACGAATAAATTGGTTTATGAAATTGTTTTGAATATTGCGTACGCGTTACTTTTACTTTATGCTCCCACGTTTTAACAGCCATTCGCGACGCCGAATAGTTACTATCATATTTAGATAGTGCAACCTCAGGCGGTATGCCTAACGATGCGCAAATAATATCGAAATTTGGGGTAAAGAAATCAGAAAATTGACTTTCTGATTCTGATTTTAGAGCCTTTAAGGATGCGCCAATTGGGTTGTTGATAACTGTGTTTCCCGTTGTCATTGCTAGTTTTGTAGCCTGCTCATCTCCTGGATACTTTTCAGTCTCCTCTTTGTTTGGCTGCCTGGCCGCAATGCTTTGCGCAACTGATCTTCCCAAAGGATTTTCACCGGTGCTATCCTTTGTGTGCTCAATTGAATAAACAAGCTTTGCCCGTTCTTCTGCGGATGAAATAGACGCCTCTTTATATCTGTCAAGCTTTTTTAAACTTTCAAGAATAACCGCAAATAATGACATCCCGCGAACATCGTTAGACCTATATTTTTGACCATACACCAACCATGAAACAGGACGTTTTGTTTTTGGGTGCCGGGCCAATATTCTTTTAAATTTACCATTCCCCTCATGCACATAGTAGGCAACATGTGTATCGCGCTTGTCTAGTTCAACGCCGTGTTTTATCCTATTACCCCTGGCTTTTGCCGATGCTTCCCAATTTCCGGAACTTGGTGTTAATACGTGCAGACCGTCAACAACCTGAATCGTTGGGTTGTCGTTTTCATATCTCATAACAACCAAACAGTCGCCACCAATTATGGAGTTCATTTTAACCTCCCATGATATCTGGTACAAATCCTGCATTTGGTTATGGCTTACTCTTTTGTCTTCAGCGTACAAATCCCATAACATCTCGACATCATCCACAAACTCATCTCTATCAAAACCAGAATCAAACCTTTTAATGAATTTTGCAACCGGTTTGCTTTCTAGTTTAAGTCCTGAACCCACAACCCAATAAAGATAGTTTTTAACACCAATTTGGGTTATGTCACTTTCGTAAAACGACTGCCAACTACGAATTGTTAATGATCTAAAATCAGCCTGGTAATTTATTGGACGGCCTAACTCTCCAAATGTTTTTTCACCGTCGTAAATTTCCCATGTAGGCATATAAGGTTTGCGGCTATATGACGCTTCCGGGTTATATCCCTGTGTAATGAAGTCAGATTTAAAATCAACTTCTTTTTTCCTAAGAAAGTTTTTAATATTAAAATGCATTTCCTGAGTTTAAATTGAACGCCCGCGCGTCTCTAAGTGAAACAATTCTAGTTCCGGAACATCTCGCAACGATGCGATTGTAGATTTTTTCATAATGATCAATCGCTTTTGCGATTTCTTCCGGCGTCCTGTATGCCGTCTTTATCCTTATTTGTCCATCATCCAAAGAATATTCCGAAATATCACTGTTTCCGGCGGCCTCCAATGATTGATTTTCTAATGCAATTATTACTTGCATAATCCTATTTGCTCTATCAATTTGAGATTGTGAACAACTGATAAAACAAACCTCGCTTTCAAATACTGCCATGGTATAAACGTTTTATTTTCAAATGTATTTATTTTTTAATTACCATACTTACAAAAGTATGCCATGTAGGCTTTTTAACTCCCTCATACTTACAATAGGCATCAACAAAAATGTCTCGCGCCGCTTTCGCGTAAATGTCGCAATCCCAAAAGTGATTCTGTGATGAACTGTTTTTTTTCTCCCACCTGGACGCAATCGCCGTTCCATCGTCATTGAATTTGTAATCTCTTCGCTCTGCTCCGTATTGGTTGAAAAAATCAATACCAAATTTACCGTCGGCAGGTTGTGGAAAATTCATAAATCCTGGCGGTTGTGGTCCTTCATTATCTCTATCATACCATCTCAACTCGATCCGGTCCGCTAATTGATCTTTGTATTTGTTTACCTCCAAAATAAAACAATCATTTCTATCTGATTGCTGCTTAAAAAATGGCGCGTTTGAATCGTGCATGGTAAATTTGTTGTTCTCTGCTCCTTTTACGCCAAAAATTAAAGGAGAGTTGTTTAAAAACTCATAAACAAAAACGGCGTTGTGTCCTGTATCAACCGCACTTGCAATTGGTTTCATTGTCCCGGTTCCATCATCCAATGGCCAATCCTTATTTATTACATCCTTAAAAAATGGATTCCATATATTATTTACATCCTCAAGTCTACAACTTAATATATCTCGCTCATCATCTTTTTTTGTTTTCCTCCCATTGTACGTTCCTATGCTGCCCTGATCTATACAATAAGACGTTCCGACCTCTGACCATGCGTTAACAACATAATCCAAACGTGCATCGTCGATGGTTCCGTTTAAATCCGCGCCAATTGTTATTGCAACGATTGTTCCGTTTCCATCTTCAATGGAAAGTTTATTTGGAACGATTGCAATTTTATATTCATTCCTGGTGTTAGTTGCTAATTCAATAACATTGATTCCGCGTCCCTGCTCCTCAAAGGTCTGGCCCAAACAAACATTCTTAAATGTTTTCAGCAAATGAATTATCGGTTTGCCGGCGTTTTCTGGCGGGTAGATCTCACACCAATCATTGGCGTAATGGGTCCAATCATACGCGCCAGGCGGGGCATATAACGCGCTTATGTGGTAACTTCTAAAATGTCGGCGCTTTGGTTTTGCTGTTGGTATCCATTCCCCCGCGCTAATCATTTGAGATTTATATTTTTCGTCTATAATTTCCCCGCAATGCATACACCTATAACCAACTGATTCGGGAATTAATAAGCCTGTTTTCTCCTCTCTCTCAAATACTATTCCGGCTTTGCCACTGTGATGAATGGATTTGTCGATGTTAACTGACCATTCCAGTTTTTGCATTCCTCCACAATGGACGCACGGCACATTGTAATAACGCTGATCACCTTTCAAAAACAATGGCTCGATTACGGATGTTTGTTTTGTTACCGGTGTCGATATATAAAATATTTTTGCAGAATCACCAAACGTTGCAAAACGCTGATCAACCAATTTTATTAATGATCCCTCGCGCTCGTCCGATGCCTTCCCGCTGTCCAGGTCATCCAAAAAACCATACTCACTGGAAAACTGACGCATTTTATTTGCAGATTTAACAGACCACGCCAACATTCGACCGCCGTAAAACTCTTTCATCTTCTCAGTGTCACCGGTTCGTTGATTTCTCTTTTTGTTCTTACCGGTGTGGGCTCCTATTAAATGGCGTATCCCGCACGAATCAATGGCCGGATCTATTTTTTGCGTGACCGCCGTACGCACTAAATCGTCATCCGCCGCCATGAATAATATATTACCGGGCTTTTGTGAAATTATCCATGGTATGCCATTTTCAATTACTCCGGTACTGAACCCAATTTGCGCCCCTTTCATAACTGCAATGTGCGTAACTGGAACGTCCGGTTGTAAACAATCCACAACCTCTCGCAAATATGGGGTTAACTCAAAACTATACGGCCCCGTCCATCTACTCTCACCACCTCCCATTACACGATTCTTTTCAGCAAATTCTGATGGAGAAACACGGGACACTTTAACATTTAGAGCTTCCAATAATGATTTTTTCTTTTTATCCATTGGGTTGTTCCTTTTCGTCATCTAATCGCTGTTCCAACTCTGCCATGGTTCTATCACTGGAACTATTAATTATAACGGGTAAATTTTTAATATACTTCGTCTTTTCCTCCAATGAAATTTTATTACGATCGCAAATTGTGTGCACCATTGTTTCCAAATCTCGGTGTAATGTTCTTTTATAAATTGTCATATAGGCCTTAATCGTTGTCAATGCCATATTGACATCAATTAATAACCCCTGTTTTTTATCCAATTCAATCCGTTTCTCTTGAACTGAAAGTTTTTTTAACTCCAAATCCGCTTGTTGTTTCGCCTGGCCTAATGTCATTATACTATAATCCGAACTTTCCGCGGACACTTCCGTTGTTTTTTCCGCGGTTTCCTGTTTGGATTCTGATTTTTTAGTTTTAACATGAACGGTTTCGTTCGGATTGACTTTCGATTGTTCCGAAATGTATTTATCGCGCATCCTATTAAACCACTCTTTGTTCGTTTGGTTGTTCATATCAAACAAACCATCATCGCCAACGATCAACAAATTGCGATTTTTATAACTGTTGACATATTGGCGACTTTTCCCAATTAGCTTTCCGATCTCGGACGCCTTTAATTTTTGTATCGTCATAACCTAATATTTTTTGTAATGTCTTCGAAAACAAATGTACTGTTTTCGCCTCAAAACGAAAATAACCCGAAAACAAACGGCCGAAATGTAACGTGTTTTTAAAACGCGGTCGCCACATAT